CTACCGATGCAGGATATAAGTTAGATGTTAACGGTACTGTAAGAGTAAAAGGTAATATTGATCTTGCCGATCAAATGGATCGTTATATTTACGGCTTTGGCGGTAGTTATATTAAGTTTTATGATAATTTAACTGGTGGATTAGATATATATAATGTAAGTGGGACAGGCGCTACTAGAAATTATGGACGTTTAGAAGTTTATGGAAATTTAAGTACTACAGGTTCTTTTTCTATGAACGGTAACTTAAATATAGGTAATGGAAATTTTTTAGCAGCCGATCCGTCAAATTATAATAGAATCTACCCTTACAATGGCGCTAATGCAAATATGCGATTTGTATTGGGTCACCCAACAGCAGGTGATTTCGATTGGGAATATCCAATTAACACAGTATTGGTTAGACTAAAAAGAAATGGTAATTTCTTAATAGGAACTACTACCGATTCAGGATATAAGTTAGATGTTAATGGGACAATACGTTCTTCTAGTGTAATATCTGGACTACAACTAACAAACACAAACTCTAATCCTGTAATTGGGTCTGATGGATCAAACATTGCGTTAGGGGTAAACTTTGCTTCTAGGATAGTTATGGCTGGTACCAATATTGACTTTATTGCAAATTCGGTAACCGTAGCAAGATTTGCTAGTTCTAATGGTGGAGTATACATTGGTGGAGCAGTAGTACCAACAGCAAAACTACAAGTAGCAGGTTCAATCACTGCGGCCTCAGCACTTGCACAAGGAGTATACTTCAACAACACTTTAGTAGCAGCAGCAAACAATGACGTATTAGTAGGACTAGACATCAATCCTACCTTTACTAATGGTGCGTTTACGGGGGTTACGAATGTTGCTTTAAGGACTCAGACAGGAAATGTATTACTAGCCACAACTAGTGGTAACGTAGGTATAGGTACTACTTCTCCACAACACAAACTTGATATTACCGTAGATAACGTACAAGGATTACGTGTTCAATCAAATAACTCTGGTTTTTTAGAGGTTGGTAGATCATTTGGAAGTAAATGGAGATGGACAAATGATTATACAGCAGCTAATATACTAGAATTACTAGTAAATAATTTAGTCGGAGGTAATCCGAATCAAAACGTACTTACTGTCTTTGGTTCTACTAAAAATATTAGTATAGGTACAACCACAGACGCAGGATACAAACTAGATGTAAATGGTACAGCAAGAATACAAGGCAATACTAATATAACTGGGTTTTTATCTGCCACAAGTTATTTAGAATGTAGAAATCAATTTCTTTTACGTAATGGTTTAGGTGGAGGACATACAAGTTTTAATATAGATGCTACGAATTTATATCTTGTAAACTCTACAAGTATTAATTTTCAAATAGGATACTCTGGTAACTATTCATTTATTTTAAACAATGCTGATAGAACAATTGGTATGGCTGATAATGGTGCAACTGCTATAACAAATGCAAGTTCAGTATTAACTTTAACCTCCACTACTAAAGGCTTCTTACAACCAAGGATGACCAATGCTCAAGCAGTAGCAATTGCTACGCCTGCAACTGGTCTTCAAGCATACGACACCACAAACAATAAAAACTTACTCTACAACGGAACTGCTTGGCAGAACATAGCAACTGAAAGTTGGGTCTCAGCACAAGGGTATGCAGTAGGTACTCCAACTTTAGATCAAGTTGTTACTGCAGGAAATAGTGTTGCAAATAATGGAATAACAATTACTAAAGCATCTGGAGCAACCTTGACTCTTAATCCTGGGAACTCAGATAATGCTATTGTAATTAACAATAATGGATTTATAAAATTCACATCTAGTAGTGATTCTTTTATTAGAGGTAGCTCGTCAACATTTGTTGTTTTAGATGCTGGCTATGTATCAAAGGTTCAATTTCACTGGGGGGGAAGTGCTTCATGGATAAACACAGGAGGTAACTTACTCATAGGAACAACCACAGATGCTGGGTATAAGTTGGATGTGAATGGTACGGCTAGAATACAAACAAACCTAAATGTAGGAGATACAGCATTTACGGCAACAACTCCAAATTATATTTCTTTAGGTGGAACATATGCAAATAGCGGATATGGAGCTAAATTAAAACTTTTAGATTCTGGGTCAACGCAATGGGGACTTGGTATTTCTACTGCTGGAATAAATTATTATGGATCTTTTCATAATTTTTTTGCAGGAACAACAACAGCGGCAATAGTAATATCTCCAAGTGCAGATACGGCATCAACATCTCCTGCCTATATTTCAATAGGACAAAGTTATAGTAGTGTTGCTGGGGCGAATCCAAAGTTAAGATTATTTGGAACAACATACGGACTAGGAGTTTCCGCTGGTCAAGTAGATTATATTGCTCCAAGTCATGTTTTTTATGCAAACGGAACAGAGGCAATGAGAATTACCTCGGCTGGATATATAGGTATAGGCACTACAACCCCAACAGAGCTACTCCACATAGTCAACAACACCACTGGGAATAAGTTTGCAAGGATCAGTGCTGGCGGAAGTAATGCAAGTGCTGCGTGGGTTGCACAGAATGACCAAGTAGATAACATTGTATACCGTGTGTTTGGTTCTGGAGTAAGTGGTACACAGATGGGTGTAAACTTAGCTAGAAGTGCTTCATTGATTGCCAACCTAGATGGTAGTGGTAAATTCTTAATTGGTACATACTCTAACACAGATGTAGTATTTGGAGCTGGAGACCAAGAAAGAATGAGACTTATAAACAATACAGGTAACTTCTTAATAGGTACTACTGTAGATGTTGGAACTAAACTAAACGTAAGTGGTGATATCAACGCAATGGGCTACCGAATAAACAACGTTATAGGTTACACAGGTATCCTAAATATTCCTGGAAATCCTCCTGGAATGCAAAACGTTGACATACAAGGTGGAATTATCGTAAATATTTTCTAAATTTGTGTTATGATCAAGATACAAGATGTAATCGTACCAACTAAGGGAACTGCTAAATACTTCAGCATTAAGTGTCTTCAAATTGATGTTAACAAATCAAGTGAAGCGTCTCCTGTATTTTATTGGGCAGTTAAGAAAGCAACTCCCTATGCTATTGACGAAGTTCAAACTGAGATTCCTGGTGAAACTTTACTTGAAGGAAACTTATCTATGACTAAAGAAGAGTATGCTCTTTGGGGTGCAGACGATTCTTACGCTGTAGATTGGGCACTAGCTAAACTTGGCTTTGTAGAGTCTACTGAAGAAGCTTCAGCAGAATAATAAAATTAACAACCTCCCTATATGAAAAAAGATTCAACATTAAACCTGAACAAAGCCATTAAGGATTTGGACGGTAAAGAAATTGAAGGTTCTAACCTTGGTAAATTAGTTGCCCAAATGCTAGCAAGTGCTACTAAAGGCGATGCCTTAAAGTTCATGTCTTGGGCAATGAAACTTCACACAGGTGAAGCACTAGACTTAGATCCTTCAGATAAAGAAACTTTGAAAAACTTTATCAAAGAGCATGACCAATTGACTATTCTCTCTAAAGCACAAATACTTGAGTGCTTTGCTTAAAACATTGCGCCACATTTTTTAAGCCCAATTGGTCAAACCCCTCTTCATGAGGGGTTTTTTGTTTCCGTCATTCGGATAACCTTAGGCTCTTCTATGTAATCTGTAAAGACTACCTTGAGTCCTTCTATAGACATTATCTTGATTTCCAATAAGACTTCATCGTTTACGTCTTCTTGGAGTTTAAACATTTCCTTTAGTATATTCTTATACTGGTCCTGTGTTAATAGTAGGGTATTTGGGTACTCTCCCCTTGACCGTACTTTATTATTCTCGAGTCCGTCTTTCTCCGACTCTAAATAATACTTGTGGATTTTTTCTTTTATCTCAGTAAGCATAACGATTACTGCACCAAATACTTTTTAAAGTCAGTAGTTATTGGTGCTTCGTTTGCAAAATAATAGACTTCTTTCTTATTTCCAAATTTTATGGTCTTATAGAAAGCTGTAGGTATGGTAGCACCTGTTGGTAGCTTGGCTGCTTTAGGGCCGTAAACCACTCTTATCTCTACTTCTACTTTACTTGTCTTAGCCAACTCTCTCTCATATGCCTCAAGTAATCTCCACGCACCTCTGTTTAGTTTCTCGTGTTGTAAGATACAATTCAAGTAAGAGAAGGTCTGCCACAGAGTTTCTCTAGTACAGTTAAAGTCAGCTGCTGGTGCACAATGTCCTTTGTCCCATACATTGTTCTCATAATCTTTTCCGTCTGAGGTCTTAACACTATCGTTGGTGTAAAAGTCCATTCCTTTACGAGGATAAGAACCTGTAGGGCATTGTACTGTGTACCACACACGTTTAGGCTGTTGTAGAACCTCTGAGTATACACAAGAGTATATTGGGGTCTTGATTAGAACGCTATCTCTCTGGGCAAATAACTGACCAGACAAAAGAACAACTAGAGTTAACAATAAGTTTTTCATAAGATAAATCCAAGGATTGCTAGGATAGACATACCTACAAAACCATACTTGTAAAGCTTCATCTCTGCATCCTTACGGTCAATGGTTCTATTAAGGTCATAGACTTCTTTTTTAGACACCTCAATCATCTGTTGATAACTAGGTACAATAGAGTCTTTGTAGAGACTGATTTGCTGACTGTCCAAATGAATAACAGTCTTAAGAACAACTACACGTTCTCTTGCTTTGATTCCCTTAAGGAATTCGTTATTCAACTCCTTTAGCGGTAAGCTGTCTAGAGATTGTGAGTAGATACTTGGTGCCGTCAATGTCAGGCATAGTATCAAGAGCAATCTGAATAGTGTCATACTTGAGGTTGATTTTTTCATAGTAACTAAATTGTTCATGTTTAAGTGTAGATAACGAGTCTACTCTACTGAGAAAAGTCTCGTTACGTTTTTCCATTGAGTCCATGTAAGCCATAAACTTTTCTTCGTTTCCGCTATTTAGGGATTGCCTTTCCCATAACAAGAAGGCTACTGTTATTAGCAGTAGCCCTATTATGATAGCTTCAATTTTGTTTTTCATTTACTTTGTGTTGGTCTATTTTATCTAAGATTAACTGCAGTAACTCATTCTTTATCAAGCCTGCTCTGGCTGCGTTCTTGAGTGCACTTATAAGCTGAAAGAGAATGAAGGGAGCACAGATAGTCTCACTTAACCAGAAAGTGCCCTCAAAGCCCTTCTCAATCATTAAAATACCTGTAAGCATAAATACCCACACCATTAAAGTTTTAAGCACGCTAAGAGCCTTATGCGTCTTAAAACCTTCCATCTTAGTTCCTGCCCAGACCCCAAAGAATCCATCTATAAACACAACAGCAACTACAGCTAAGTACTGTTCTATATTATCTGCTCCTAACTTAAGGAAGTAAGTTCCTAAAAAAGCTAAGAGAGTTGTACCTGTGTATAGTAGTGCTGATGTTTTCATTAGTTATTATAGATTTACTATAGAAGGATTACCAAGTGTTGTTTGCATACCATCTTCAAAAATAATGTACCAAAAGTTACTTAAAGAGTTTAACCGAGTCTTAGAAAACTCAATTGCAATTTCTTGTAGTGCTTCTTGGCCTGAATGTTCTGTAGCATACTGATAACCCCATACTTTACCGTAAGGCAAAATAGGATAAGCAAGATTAAATACAGTTTGTAATTGTACTATCCAAGCCTGCTCATCTGTTGTTTGGTATAGTTCAGGTTGACCGCTTGTCATTTGCTGTTCTGGATCAATATAACCATAATTAAAAATACTCGTATCAGTATAAGTGATAAAGTATGTTCTCTGTGTTGGAAATTTTATCTCGCTCATTATATACCTCCGTCTACTATTGTCCAGTTATTTGGTGCAAAATCTAAAATATTTTTACCTGCTTGAGCCTCTGCAGTGTACTTAATAGTTCCAAAACTAATACTCAAGTTAGGTTGTACAGATCTTGAACTCCATCCATTGTAAATGGCATTAAGATTGGCTGCGGAATAGTTGGCTGCTGATTTGCCGTCCATGAAACTTGAAAAGTTAGTTACATTTGATACATTCCAATTTCCAATAGCTTGATTAAAAGTTGTATTAAACCTAAACATTAATGACATATTTGTTACCGCACTTGTATTCCAATTTCCTATTGGCTGATTAAATGTGCTATCTCCAAACATACCAGCCATACTTACCGTACCCGTGTTTTTAATTGTCCAGTTGTTAATATCCGAGGAACCTCCATTGTTAAATGAATAATTCGCTCCAAACATATTTGTGAAACTTGTTACGTTTGACACGTTCCATGCCCCAATGTTTTGATTAAAATTGGATGTGGAAAACATATTATTCATGTCAGTTACCGCACTTGTATTCCATGAGCCAATTGGTTGGTTGAATGCACTATTTAATGAAAACATGCTTGACATATTCGTGACTGCACTTGTGTTCCAACTTGAAATGTTTTGATTGAATGAAGAACTCCTAAACATACTACCCATACTTACCGCACTTGCCGTTCTAATTGTCCAATTATTTATATCTGCTGAGCCTCCATTATTAAATGCGGTTGCCCCATTAAACATAGATGAAAAATTGGTAACATTAGACACGTTCCATGCTCCAATATTTTGATTAAATGAAGACGCATTTTGAAACATTTCTCCCATATTAGTAACTGCACCCGTATTCCAAGAACCAATATCTTGATTGAAAAAATAGTTGCCAAAAAACATCCTATTCATAGTTGTTACGTTTCCTACATTCCAATTGCTAATGTCTCTATTAAAACTATTTTCGTGAAACATATTGTTCATAGTAGTAACTGCACTCGTATTCCAATTATCAATTGGTTGATTAAATGGGCATTGTCTAAACATTTGAGACATTGAAACCGACCCCGTTGTTCTGATAGTCCAATTATTTATATCCGCAGAATTTCCATTGTTAAATCCGCTTATATAAAACATTTCATGAAAATTAAGAACATTTGATACGTTCCAAGAGCCGATTGCCGAATTAAAGTTGTTACAACTTCTAAAATAAGTAGCCAAACTTGTAGTTGTAATAGTAGGAGCATCTGTTGCACTTGCGGTTAAATTTGTACAACCCGCAAATCCCGCATCAACACTAATATTTAAACTACCCCAATTGATAATATCAAGTATTTTTAATCTATCTCCTCCATTATTAAACTGCCATCCTAAAATAGAACCCGTAACACTTATAGTGTAAGTACCTACACTTGCATAAGTGTGAATGGCTAACGTATGATTTGCAATTGTTTCTACAGTTCCGTCCCCCCAATCTACTCGCATATTTAATCCTGTAGAAGTAGTAAGGGGCATTCTAAACTGCGTACTTGTACTACTACCTGCTGAGGTATTGTTCGTATTTACTGTAAATCTAAAAGGAAGTTGATTTACTATACCACCTCCTACTACCCCTATACCAATCCCAATCATTACTTATAAGCAATTATACTACCTGAGGAGATAGCAAATCCTGTAATAATTCCGCCACCTGGAAGGTAAGCAAACTGCTTAAACGTAACTCCACTCATACCATTAGCAGTTAAGCGTTCTACTCCATTAACTTTAAATGAAGTAAAGACTGTGTCTTCTTGTGGTACAATTGCAGTAAACTGTACATCGTTTACAGTTCCTGTTGAGTAACGTACAAAGCCTCCAGCTCCTGCCATTAGACCTGTACTTGCGGCAATCTGTCTTAACTTTTTAGACTGCTCGTTAAATAGTTGTTCTGCATTTACGCTCATAGTATATCGGTTTTATCCCAGCCTTGTGGCTCGTATTACAAAGTTACTTTTAATTCTAGTTTTGTCAAGTGATTTATTCAGGCGGTAGATTTCTATCTATCTCGTCCATCAACTCTCTATCCTCAGGACTAGCATTGTAAATTGAGTCGTAGTAACTTGTGTTGTTGTTTAACTCTTCCTTAAGCATTTTTCTGTACTGACTTGCTTCTTTTAACACTTCTTGTCCTTTAGGGCCTATCTCAAATTTAGGTTTCTTGTATCCTGTTACTTTCTTCAGGAACTTATCTCTTTGTGCAGCTTCTTTTTGACCTAACTGTTGAGACACACGTAGGTTTTCTTCGTAAGCCCTTAAGAAAGAATAACCTGTCTTTGGGTCAAGTAGGGCATCTTTTTCTTGAGCTAGTTTCACATACTCTACTACAAACTTTGCTCTGTCTTCTTTAGACATAGTAGATAAGCCACCAATGTTTTTAATTGCTTGTTCATCTACTACAATCTTTGTTTTTCCTGTTGTTGGGTCTGTCTCACTTGTAACGGCATCATCAATGGCTTTGATGTCTTCAGTACTCTTAAGTCTCCACTTATCCCAAATATCATCCATCCTACTGTTAATTTCGTTAAGTCTACCGTATGGATTAGTAACTCCAGGAACAGGAGTAAACTTAACTTGTTGTGCAAGTCTATAACCTGTATTACCCATAGACTTAACACCTACTTCCATACCAATAAC